GCTGCCATGCCGAAGGCTGCGATCATCGGCAAGGTACCTGCAAGGGCGGATAGCCCCCATGCAGCGATACCGATGCCAGCACCGATCATGAGCACTGCTGCACCAAAAGCGAGGATGCCAGGGGTGGCGGCCGTGAGCGCTGGCCCTATGACCGACGCACCGAGCGCTAGCCCTGCGATAGCAGCAATCATGCCGAAAAGCGCGAGCGCCGCACCCGGGCCCGCCTCAGCAACAGCGACCGCCGCATTAGCAAGCAGCCATATGCCAGCACACGCTGCCAAGATGCCCACACCTATCATGAGCGCCGCTCCTCCAACTTGAAGAAGAGATGGCGCTGCCGCCTTCGATGCAGCGCCAGCGGTGCCGAGTCCACCTGCTGCACGAGTAGCTCCAACTCCTACCTTGGTAAGTGCTGCACCAACTGCAGAGATCATACCCGCAGCTGCTGCCACGCCTTTGATGATGAGCAACCCTACCGCAACAGCTCCGATGATAGGAACGACCACCTGAGCGTTCTGCGCGAGGAATGAGAACCCACCCGCAAGAACCGTAAGGAAAGGTGTTAAACCCTGAATGATAGGGATGACCGAATTGATGACGTTTCCGACCGTGGTACCGAAGTCTTGTGCAGATATCTCACTACCGCCAAATGCGGCAGAAACTGCAGAAGAGATGCCATCGAATGCCGCCTTGAAGCCTTCGAAATCGATGCTATCTTTGATGCTTTGGATTGCGGAGGTGAAAAACCCACCTACCCCGATGATTGTTGCTTTGATGCCATCAAAGATGCCCGCGATCTCGCCGTTCTTATTGAGCTCGCCTAAGATGTTCGCCATCTGATTAGAGACGGCGTTCTTGGCGTTGCTCATCGATGTTGCGATGCCTTTAGTAGCTGCTCGAGCTTGCGTCTCGAAGCTCTCGAACCCATCGCCACCCTCTTTGTCGAGCTTGACCATCTCGGAGAGGAACTGGTTCATGGATACTTTGCCATCTGTGAGAGCATTCTTCAGATCCATGCCGCCTTTGCCCGCACCAAGGAGCGATTCAGCCACCTTATCGATAGTGCCGGGAGATGCGGTATAGATGCTCATCCACGAATCCATCTCGACCTTGCCGGTCGCGATGATCTTAGAGAGCTGATTGAAAGCTTCGTTGGTGACCTCAGTTCCCTTGCCACCCGCGAGCATCATGTCATTGAACGCCTTGCCAACAGTGGTAGCGTTCACCTCACCATCAGAAAGATTGCGCATCGAAGAGGTAAGCATCTGGACATTGCTGGTCATGTCTTGGAGCTTAGTAGGCAGCCCGTCAACCGCCTTCTTCATGATCTCAGTGCTCTTCGCTGCTGCATCAGCTGAATAGCCCATAGAAGTCATAACGCGCGGGAAATTCACGAGCGTATCAGCGCGAGCTATCGCAGAGTCCATCGAAGAAGAGATGGAGCTCATGGCGGCAGTGGTGATCGAAGAGACGGCGCCCATAACAGCACCGCCGCCGAACCAACCAGCAAGGCGACTTACAGGTGCCTTGAAGCCGCTGAAGAACGCTTTGCCTGTTTTGCCACCGAGCTTTTCACCATCTGGCATCGAAGCTTCGACTGTGGTCTTGAAGCTCTTATCGACTTTCGGGGATACTTTGACATACCCGCTTGCGACTTCCCCTGCCACTTAGACACCTCCTTTTCTTGGCTTAGCAAGCTCTGCGAGAAGCTGCTCTTTCGTCATAGGGATCGCTTTGAGCTTCCTGGTCGAATCGCTCTCAGTGAGCCACTTGGGGCCAAGAGGATCAGGCTTCTTGCCACGCTTCTTCTTGTCAGCATTCGCCCAAATGTAGTAACGGAATTGATTGATCAGAAGAGCGAGAAGCGTCCTATCGATGGTCCAGATCGCATCTTCATCAAGGCTCACAAGCCACCTGCAGCCATCAGGCAGCTGCGTAACCAAAGAAGCGATGAAAGAGGGGCTGTACCTCCCTTCCATCGCTTCATCCAAGCAGATGCCGTATGTCTCCATCAGATCGGCTCTCAGTTCATCTATGTGACCTGATATGAGCCAACCGAGGAGGTTTATGCTTTTGGGATTGCCGCCTGAACCGCTTTTTGGAAGAAAGCAAGAGCGGTATCGGCACGATCGCTGCCGATCTTAGAGGAGACCTCATCGAGATTGACGATCGAGTGTTCCATATAAGAGACCGTTGCAAGAGCTCGCTCTTCATCGGTATGCTCGCTCGACTCCATGCGCGCTGCAAGGCGAATACCATTCCAGGACTGCACGAAACCGAGATTGACATCGACCTCGATGCCATCGACCTCAACGGTCTTGATGGTTGGCTCGGTCGTTTTTTCAGCTGCTTTAGTCATTGTCGGCACCTCCAAGGGCATAGTTCGCGACCACAGGCTCAGCCGTAGTGAAAGCGATGTGCTCGGTCATGGTGACACCATTGACACCCAAGCAGTTCATCGTGAGTTCACGTCCTGCATAGTCCTCGCCGTTACCCGCGACATCGCCACGTTCGGTGAGCTGAGTCTTGGCGCAGTAGCGAGCGACCGCCCCCGCAAAGGGAACAGCCTCGATGACCGTATGCACCGGCTCCATGGAATCGCCATGGTGCTTGATGGTGAGGTTGCCGTTGCTATCGACCTCCACATGATCAGAACCCCACGTAAGCTCTGCAACATCCTGATTGCATTCAACTGGGGTGAACTTGATCTGCTCGGTGTATTCGGTCGTGGTGTTGCGCACCTCGGTCTTACCCTCCCACGCGCGCAGCGATTTGGTGGAGCTATCCTCAGTGATGACGATGCCGTCATCGGAGGTGAAGCCGATGCACTTATAGGTTGCGGGAAGGGCGGTCGTGGCATCCGTTGGAAGGGGCACGCTCACAGGCGCTACGAAGATAGCACCGGTAACTTTGCCCTCCAGAACGGCGACCTTGCTAGTATCTGGTGTACCCATTCTTAATTCTCCTTAATCGTTAGTTGGCAGGTGATATCGAGCACCATCTGGTATCTCGCACTGCCAGTTGAATCATCAAAGAAGGGATAAGGCCCTGTTTCGAGCCTTATCGAGTGAATTCCTTGAGGTGGCGGTGAAGTGAGTAGTGCGTTTCTGAGTTCGTTTGCAGCTCGCTCTGCATCATCCTCGCTTTTCGCCCATACTTGAATGGCCATAACCGGATGATCAATGTAGCTGCCCGCTCCACCGCCCGTCCGCTCAACGGTCACGAAGGTATCGGGGTGACCCTTCGGAACGCGAGAGCTTGTGTGGTAACCGAAAGCCGAGATGTGGTTGATAAGCGACTCCGTAACGCTGAACGCCGTCATATCATCCCCTCGCTTTCAGAAGCGTATTGTTCTCGTGGTTATCCTTCATAGCGGAGTAGTTGCCGGTATAAACGATGCCCACAGGAACGCCACCATGATTTTCGATGTTCGCTTCGTACTTAGGCGCAGTGTTGCCAACCGCTGGGGACTTGTGATCGCGATGATAGAGTCCCGTGCGATAGCCTGCGCTCATCGCTTGAGCGCTCTGGCAGATCCGCTCGGTATGCTCTTTCACCGCAGGCTCAGCAGCCTGCGCGATTGCTTTCTTCAGCTCGGACTCATTCCAGGTGAGCTTAGCCATGAGCAGCCTCCACTTCCACAGGTCTGTTCCACGCGCCAGGAACCATATGGCTCATATAAGGTTGCGGATCGCCCACCACCTTATAGATACCGCCCCACGGCGGAGGCAGCTCGATTGAACACCCCTCGAGCGAGCCTTCGAACGACTTCGGAAAATGAAGGGTGAACGCCACGCTCACCCCAGCCGGACGCGATGCCTGCATGTCTGCGGTCGCACCTGGAACCAGGAGCACGTTTGCAACGCTCTCACGCTCGAAATCACCCTCAACTTCATTGCCGAAGCGGTCTTTCGTCATCTGCGGACGCAGCACATCGATCTCTATGCCTGTTATGGCCATACGATCACATCCTCGCCCAACCGACCCGACCAACCCCGATGCCGAGCATCGATAGCTCGCTCGGAAGCAGCTTCGGCAGCCCGTATTCGGGCTTCAAGGCAACGTTTTCCGAATAAGGACCTGCCACTGTCATGAGCGAAGATGCTCCCGCAGGCACATCTGCCCCTGATGGCATGAGGCGATTCGCGACAGAGCGACAAACGCGCATGAGCTTATCGGCGAAGACCTCATCGGGGTCCGAATAGTCGATGCGTCGCTCATCGAGCGCTGCGCGGATCGCTGCGCTCGCATCAGCTAGGCACTCTTCAACAAGGGTTTCATCGTTATCCGTTCCGAAGCGATTCTCGTACTGCTCTACTGTCGCAAATGCCTCCATGAGCTACGCCTTTCGTTTGGTTGTGGTCTTAGCCGGAGCCTTGCGGGTAGGCTTCGGCTTCGCAGCGGGTTTTGATTCCTCTGGTTCGGTGAAGCCACAAGCGATGAGGCGCGCTACGTCCTCATCGCTTGCATTGACCTCGACACCGCCAGGGCTTAGAAGCGTGCGCATGGCTACTCCGTCAAGAGCACGAAGGTGCCAGGAACGCGCACCATGAACGCCAGTTCGAATGCGAACTTCACCGCGAACATATCGCGCTGCCACAGAGCAAGAGTGACCTGCTTGCCGTCTTCATCCTCGTAAACGAGCGTTGCATCTTCGGATACAGAGCCGCGAATGTTCTCCACCGCACCCCAAGAGCAATTCTCAAAGTCGCCTGCAAGGCCGATCGTTGCCGGAACCGCAGGCGTTGCGTTCTCGCCAGAACCTGAAGCTGCTTGCCCTGCGATATAGACACCCTTAGCAACGCTGACCTGAGCGCCGAGGATGTTATCGATGCCAGACTTATCAACGCCAGCCGTGAAGAGCGGACGGCCGTCACCATCTTTTGCTGCAAGGACCTTAGAGCGGCCACGGGTGGAGAGCGCAATACCGCTCATCAAGCCATCTGCGGTTGCAATGACTTCATCGACCGCAACAAACTGATCGTAGAGAGTTGCACCAGATGCGGGCGTAAGTGATACAGACGTAGAAGCGCCGAGCACATCGAAGTTCTCGCCAGGGGCGGTCTTGCCCATGACGGTACGATCGAACTTGCGACCGAAGAGCTTAGGCAGGCGCTTGACGCACTCGTCATAGAGACCCTTCTTGTCGCGTTTGAACTCGTTGGAGAACGGAACGATGAGCTCCATCTTGTAAGGCTCGACGACCTTCTTGCCGAAGTCGAACTTGCCAACAGGAGCAGGATCCGTCTCACCGACCCACTCAGGTACAGGGTCACCTTCGATGGTCTGGTACTTCGTGCCGTTACCAGCGATGGTCATGCGATCAGCAAGCTGCATGAACGCAGATTCCTCGATCGCTTTGGAGATGATCTCGGAAGAGATCTCTGGGTCGAGCACGACATTGGTGCTCTTGCGCGAAATATCTTCAGCCATTGTTTATTTCCTTTCTATTCGTTAGGAAAGAAGCTCTCAAAGAGCTTGTCTTCTTTTGATTTCTTGGGTTTGGTACCAGCAGCACCGCCGTCATCGGAACGGGTCGGATACGCGGGAAGGATCTCCAAGCAACGCTTCACTTGAACAGCGAGCTCATCCGCATCAGCGCCACTGAGCATGGAAACGAACTCCGTGGGCACCTTCGCCTCATCGGCAACCTTCGCCACCGCTTCAGCACGTGCCTTGTCCGCCTCGTACTCGGAGAGCTTGCTTTCAGCTTCCTTCGCACGGTTCTGCGCCTTCTCGATCTCTGAGAGCTGCTCTTCCTTGAGCTTTTCCAGCTCGGAAGCTGCCCCCTGGTTTTCCTTGGCCTTCTTCTCCCATTCGCGAGCATGGGATTTCATGGCCTCGTACTTGGCTTGCCAGTCGGTCTCTTCGCCGCCAGCAGCCGGGTTCTCGTTGGCTTCTTCTGCCATTTCCGACCTCTCTTCCGCCCTTTTCGGGCATAGACGAAGGGCACCTTTTCGGTGCCCGATAACAAAAAAGCCACCCTTTTCGGATGGCATGAAAAAGCCGCCCCGAAGGACGGCTAGATTCCAATAATGAGCGCCCTATATAATGGCGTTCAAAAGTAAAAAATGATATAATTCATATAGAGCTGATAGCGCGCCTGGCTGTTGTTTCAGGAACGACCTTTCAGCTCTTTTTTATTCTTCGCATTTTTCCACTTCTATCAACAATGATTATCTCTTTCATATAATCAAGTCCCTCAGGGGGCAAATCGGTCTTTCCGCTTAGCACATCATTCGCCTGAGAAACAAGCTCATCAAACGACAAATCATTTCTCACATTGCTGATAATCACACGGTCGCTTTGAGGGTTAAGTATCTTTTTCTTACCAGACCCATATAGGTTTTTCTTTATCTGGTTATGAACGCATAGAGGGCTATTGCCCTCTGGGTCTTTGAACTCATGTTTCTTATTACCAATTAGGGAGTCCGCTCTTCTGTCATGACTAAGAAGTGAACGCTTTTTAAATTCGACCCTGAATCCATTTTTGCTTAGCAATTCAGCCACTTGTAACTCATGATTTTCTGGATCTGCCCCTTTTTCTTTGCTAACTTTCGGTGCTTCTCCCGTATAGAGCCAATGCCAATCGCGAGCCTCAGCTTCACGCTGGATGCGGTTTCTCTGAAAGTCCCTGAACGCCTTTGACTTGTCTCCATCGGCGCCCTCGATATACCTGGCTTTTTCAGCTTCATCGAGCGCTTCCCATTCGACCTTAGCTTGCTTGCTGCCACCGATAGCTTTTTCGCACGATTCCCAACGTTCATACATTCCTTCAGGATCATATCCATCTATCTTGGTGCGACCTTTAGCACCAGGAACAACGATGCAGTCGCAGTTCGTGTGAAACTTATGCAGCGAACCAGCCGTTATCTCATCGCGGTACTCGAAACCACGAGAGGCGAGCATGAAGCAGAACGAACACGTCTCAAAGCCAGTAGGCACCCTTGCATAGCGCACCTCTGCTTTGTCGCAGTTCTTGATCATGTTCTCTTGAGCAGCACGTTTCACATAGTATTTCGTGACATCAGCAACATCGCTCTTGAACTTCTCTACATCACCATCCACAAGTTGGCCAGCAAGATAATGCAATTTCCTATTGACCAGCTCATAATCAGTGGGATCGAAAAGCTCCGGGTGAATATCATCCCATCCATGCTTAGAAGCGAGCATCTCCATGAACTCGCAAGAGAGCGTCTCGGAAAGATCAGTGAAGTTAGGAAGTGCGGATTGCATGAGTTCATAAGTAAACTCTCGCACCTGCGCAACGGTCGCATCAGGCTTTTGCTTCATGTAAGTACCGATCGCGCTCTCCATGAATTGAGCAGCTCGATTTCCCTGCTTATCCACCTGGGAGCGATAGCTATTCAGCAACGCCTGGGAGATCATCACCGGCTTGGTTTCGCGCTTCCTCTTCGCCATCGTTCACCTGAGCCTTCATCTCACTGAAGAGCGCATCGCGCGCAGCATTCTTCCGTTCTTCATTCCTCACACTCGCAAGGTCTGCTTCATCCAGCCCGACCATGCGCGCCGCAACGTCCGTTTCACCGAAGCCAGGACGCAGTGAGTTGATCTTCACCGCCCAATCCGCCTTCTCCGACATCGAATGGAGCATCGGTGAAGCGAACTTCGGGATGATATCCACATCCTCGAGTGCGCTCGTTGTGGTGTTCTTCTCGACCGCAAGAGCAGCGCGAGCAACGCGCTCGAGCGTTGCACTGTCCTCTTCGATGTCGCGCTCAGCGATCAGGCAGATATCCTCACGCGATGCCCCGATCGCTTCTGCGCTTGAGGGGTTGTCCTGTACGATTCCAAGGCTATTGAGCGGCACGCCCGATTCGCCTGAGAACTGGCACGCGAGAGCGCGCAGCTCATCGATGAAGGGCTGCGGGGTATTACCTGATAACTGCCCCACTTTGGGGTCATAGTTGGTACCATCGCCCGTGAACGCGAGCATGCGCGATAGCTGATACTTCGCTTTGTTGTCCATGATCTCGTCAAACTGCGACTCGGTAACGCCCGTAACCCACATCTTGGCCATCGAATAGAACGCACCTGAGATCTGCATATGCCACAAACAACGGATCGCGTCATCAGTGAGCGATCGCACGAATTGCGTAATCCTGGTTTGCCCGAAAGGATTGAGCGTACCGGTACCACGATGCGAGAACACGTAGAGCGTGGGCAGCTCTTCTTTCACCTCACCAGGCGTGTATTTCCAATCGCCATTATCGACTTGCCTGAACTCACCGATATTGCCTGGAATGTGCAGGTTTATGAGCGTAGGCACCACCTTGCCGTTAGACCAAGAGGTGCGCTCACGCCGCGCGATAACAAGCCCGCCAGCGATAACACCATCCGTGAAATCAGGGGACGGAAAAGCTGTGAAGGTCTCTGCTGAGTGAAACCTGACCAATGATTTGCCGTCTGCTCCCTTGTTCACCGATGCCGCCATGCATCCATAGAGCAGCTTCGCGGGCAGATGCCGGTTGTAATTGCTCACGATGTTATTGCGCTTCGTGACCAGATCGAGCATTTCTTGGTCGCCGTTTTCAGTGGTGAGCGATTCGAGCGTGATGCGATCAGATAGCGCTGTTACAGCCTTGCGAGGCCAGTGGCACTTCTGATCGTTCTTGATATCAGCAGTCACGCCGTAATCAGAGACCTTAACGTTACCGTCGTAGTAATCGAGCAGCTTGCTGTTATGGTCGCGGTGGCTCTCATACTCTTCGATCAAGTCGCGCACCCATCCGCGTGCAACTTCATCTATCCCGCTAGCTTTATCGATGCCATCGAAATACTCAGGTATCGCATCTAATGGCTTCCACGTATCAGGCTGTTCTAGCATCCAACCCTTCCCTTCTTCTTAGGGTCTCTTTTGGTCGTACGCGCTGCGAAGAGCGCGAGAGCGCATGAATCGATTCGCTCAGGGTATTCGCCGCCGAAGCCAAAACCTTCCTTGCCGATCTTTCGCTTGGTCGCACCGAGCACCGATGCTGAAAGCTCTGGGTCTGCAAGGTGCGAGACTTTCCCCTCGCGCACCGCGTTCACCATCATTCCGGCTGAAGAGATAGCATCAGCGGTCGTTATGACATGGATCGCAGCTTCAGGAATGCGGCGCTTTACCAGACGTGTTTTCAAGTCTTTGACATCGGCCTTACCATCGATCGCAACGCATGCGGCTTCCTTGAACAATCCCGGCCGTGAGAAGAACTCTTCGAGCCAATCAAGACCTTCGACCTTTTCCTCTTCACGGATGAGCTCGACATGAGCGAAGTCACCGTTGGTGACGCATACCGAAAGCGAAACGAACTCGCCATCGGCAGTGAACTTCACTCCATAGCAGAGCTTGTCCCAGGATTCGGGTGCATCTTCGACTTCGAGCGCGTCCCATTCCTCTTGACCGAACAAGCCCTTCTCGCCACCACGATCCCTAAACCAGCCAAGGCGCTGGTGCGCGAACTGGACGGGATCCTCGCTCTCGAACTCCGCTTCGATCGTGTCGAAGCCGATGAGCACGCCCACGCTGGGGTTCGTGCGCTCCCACATGGACCGATCAGTCACATCGGGCACCTCTCGTGACGAGCCGATGCTCCATTCAGTCCATGCCGTGCGTTTGGTCTTACCTGAAAGCGCATCAGAACGGATACGCTCGAAGACCGCCGAGTTGTCTCCTTCTTCGGGGGCGTTGCCGTTATAGATGGTCTGTGGACCGCGCCTCGTCCTGCACGCCGAGATTGCCGCCAAAAACGAACCTTGTGCTTGCTGGTCGAGGTACTGAGCCTCATCGAAGATGAGCAATGAGCCGTGCTGGCCGTTGCCACCGTTTCGAGTACGAGCAAGAAACTTCATCTTCGCACCGCTCTTGAGCCTGATCTCTTCGCGACCGAGCGCTGTGCGGATGCCGTTAGGCGCAAGAAACTTCCGCAGTTTCTTGGTATCCATGAGAGATGCCATCTCTTCGAAAGTCTCAGTCGAGGTCTTCTGGAGCTGTGAGGTATAGATGACCGTGCCGTCATAGAAGAGCATCTCAGCGGCGGCGCGGGCTTGGATGTCGCGGGTCTTGCCGTTCTGCCTAGGGGCTTCGTTGCCAGCAACAGGAGCCGACCATCGCCCGTTCGAGAG